ATTTGGAAGAAAGAATATTCTCTTCAAGACTTTGTTGCTCCCGATCAATTCAAGTCTTATGATGACTTGAAGAAGCGTATGGATTATGTGCTCGGTAATAAGGGCACTCCTCGTTTCCAAGATCAAGAAACAATCGAGGAAGAAGAAGAGTTTCGTCAGCAGAATCGTGGAGATGTAGCACCTTCTGTTCCCCAATCACTCAAAGATGAACTTGATAGTCTGAGTTCTTCTAAAATGACTGAAGATGAGGACGATGATGCAATGTCCTACTTTGCCCGTCTTGCCGAAGATTGATAGAGTTGGGGAGGGAAACCTCCCCCTTTTTTATGCAGGTGGTATGGTATTTCTAGTATTCTCTGTTATAATTAATCTTTCATCAATGTATTGAGAAGAAGTTTGATAAGTCATGATTTGTCTCATGTCATTCAAGAATTGTTGTAAGTATCTTGGTTTTAAAAGATATATATTAGATTTTTCTTGATTTTTTCTAACTTCGTATTCATAATTTGTAATTCCTCTGACTGGATTTAATTTTTGTGCAGTATAATCATCTGGATTAGGAATTTTAAAATCGCTATTAACTTCTTTTCCTTTTGGTAAAATTAATCGACCATTATTATCTTTTACTTCAGTTGTTTCATAGTGGTGAATTGCATTGATGTCATCATACTTATTATTAGCGTATTCATATAGATGATAATTTGATAGAGGCCATTCATCTCTTATGTTAACAATACCTGCAGTCATTATAACAACCCAATCTAGTTCTGCACTTCCATATAATTCTTCGGCAATCGTGTCTGGTCTTGCACCTTCTACAATTTCATACTTATTAAACAAAGTAAAAACATTTTGGAGGTCATCACGAAGTTTGTTTCTTCTAAAAAGATTTTTTACCGCAACGTATTGATCAGAAGTATTTCTATTTGTCAGTGGTGATTGATAAAGTAAATTTGGTAGTTCTCTGAAATATCCCATTTTAGTATCCTGTTCCGCCTACGTCATCGTGATCACTATAATATACTGGTGATAACTCTTGAAATGCTAATTGCATCGTACTCGAAACTGGAGCACCATCAGCATAAGTAGCATAATTTCCTTCACCAGTATAATTAATGCTCATATTTGTGAGAGCACAAAGTTTAAACCTATTTAAATAATTACTTCCCTTACCAATATATGATAATTTAAAAATATTCGGAGTTTGCATAAACTTATCTCCTGGAGATGATATTGGACTCATGTTTTGTTTAAAAACCCTCATGATATCTTTAACCATCACTGCTTCTTTTTGATATCTTGGAGTGAATTTAAATTCGAAATTAAATTGTCTTAAAGTTGGACCACTAAATAATAATTCCATATTTGGATTTATTATTGATCCAGTTGCTCTTGCAAATAATTGATCTGTGCTTACGTTTGCTCCTAGACTAGAAACTGCCTGTGAAGCAAAAAATAACCGCAACGCAGCTTGTACTTTTCGATCTTGCGCTATTTTTGCAGCATCAATTGTACTTGATGCTAATGATGTTGCTAATTCTTCTGGACTACCAGAAGATATTCCCTTTAGAGCAGTGCCAATAGCAGCAGCATAAAAATTGTTTAAATTACTTTCGCCAAAATTTGTTGCATTAGTATCAGATACTTGTCCAGGAATTGGTAATATTATTGATCCCAACCGATTTTCTGCAGTAGGATTACGAGCACCTCCAACAAATGGGTTATCAAAAGCATTCTGGTTTCTTACATTAATTATTGTAGTTCCCTTTTCAATATAATCGGTTCCATCTTTATTCTTTTCAAATACCTTTACTTGCTCTCCTGATGTATAACTAATACCTTCTGATTTTTTTCTTTCATACTTAATAATATCAAATTTTATATGATCTTGATCAAGATTAATACTTGCTATGGGATATCTTAAATTTGATTCTAATTTTTTTATATTACGTCCAGCACCCAATTTTTCTATTTTGGGATCTTTATTGTAATCAGCATGGTCTTCTGTTATTCCCTCTCTACGACCATCAGGACCATAAACATTTCCAAGCACTTCATAGTATTGGGGGTTGCCAGCATTATTAGGAGTATTATTAGGAGTATTATTAGGAGTAGGTCTGGGTCTTCCTCCACTATATCTTGTTCTACTTGCTCCTGTGTATGTCATTATCGTTTTTTCTAACTATTTAGAATGAATTTTTGAATTGGAAGCTCTCTTGCATCTGCAAGCTCATCTGGATATATTTGGTATAATGATCCAACAACTTCTTCCCAAGAATATTGACGATATTGTCTCCAGTGATAATTGATTCCACGAAATCCCCAACGAAATATATCAGTAACTGCCACCAAAGGATTTTGATCGTATTGTATTAGAGGAGTTTTCGGTCTATAAACAAATACATAATACTTTCCAACATCTGGAACAAGCGTAGAGTCACTACTAAGAGCATTCATTAATTCCATCATGATATCATCGGCATCTTCTGTGCCAATTAGATTATCAACCACTCCACGAATGCGATTGCTATTAATGTCTGTTGGATATCTCATTTATGAATTCCCAATTCGTCTTCGGTGATTACTTTAAATTCCCATTGACGATCTTCACAGAAATCTTTTGCTGCTCTCCACTTTGCCTGATTTCTTACATACTCTTTGACTTCGTAAATATATCCTTTAGTCTTTCTTTTTGGTCTTATTGGTTCAACACACTGCTTTTTGGGTTTTACCTCAATTAGCATTTTTTTAATTGCACCATTAGATTCTTTTACTTTGATGTAGAAGTCAGGATAGTAACGATGAATTCTATTATCCAATGGTGAACGATAAGGGAGTGCAATTTCTTCACTTGCCCATTCTAAAATATTTTCATTCTTATCACAATAAACCATAAACTTTCGCTCCCATAGAGAACGATATACTATATTTGATGGATTACCTTTATATTTTTTAGGAAAGGATGGTTGGTATTTTCCTTTATATGCCATCTAAATACTTAATAATGTAGGATTCGTATAAGGTATTTAGGATGCCAAGGATAAATGACTTAAAAGTAGGTGCTATCGAAAGAAGTCAAATTACCAATGTATCATTATCGAATTATTATCAAGTTCATATGACTGGACTTTCGGAAGGAAGTGGTCTTATGAAATTTCTTAAAAAATATGGATTAAAGGTGGATTGGTTGAGCAATAATCTTGGATTGATGTGTTCTGAGGCAACACTTCCCACTAGTTCTCTTGCCACAGCAGAGGTAAAAGATAATTTTCATGGTATTAATGAGCAATATGCTCATACGAGATTATATACCGATAGTGATTTTACTTTTTATCTTGATGGGGATTATCGAGTTTTGAAATTTTTTGAGGGTTGGATAGATTATGTTGCCGGTGAAAATAATTATCCAGTGAATAAGCAAGGTGGTCAAGTTTCGGTAGCACATGATGGATATTATAAAAGATTCAATTATCCTTTAGATCCCATTGATGGGTATAAATTGGATGGACTGTATATAACAAAGGGTGAAAAAGATTCAAACGAAAGAGAGAGACCAATTATATCCTATAGATTTTTTCATGCTTTTCCTAAAGCAATTACTTCTATTCCAGTTTCTTATGGAAGTGCAGAAGTTTTAAGAGTTACAGTTTCTTTTGCTTATGATAGGTATATTGTTGAGCAATATAGAGGATGGAATAAAGGTCCTTTTCATGATTATCCTACTAATAAAACAGGATTGAACATTGATGGGGATGATCAAGTAGGTCTTCCTCCTGGCGTGGGGTAATAAATAATCATACCTGAATTGTATCAAACAGTATGCCTTTACCCAAGATTTCGACACCGACATATGAGTTGGAATTGCCTTCAAATGGAAAATTAATTAAATATCGTCCATTTCTTGTAAAAGAAGAAAAAATTCTTATCATGGCACTGGAGAGTGAAGATCTTAAACAAATTTCAAATGCAATTAAAACTGTTATATCAGATTGTATTATTACAAGAGGAATTAAAGTAGATCAGTTATCAACTTTTGATATTGAATATTTGTTTTTAAATGTTCGTGCAAAATCCGTAGGAGAATCTGTAGAAGTAAGTGTAACATGTCCAGATGATGGAGAAACACAATTACAAGTTGAAATTGATATTGATTTAATTAAGGTTCAAAAGAATCCTAATCATAGTAATATTATTAAATTGGATGATAATCTTTCGGTTAAAATGAAATATCCATCTTTAAATCAATTTGTTGAAAGTAATTTTGAAGTTGATAATAAAAATGAACAAGTTGATAAGTCTATTCAAGTGATAGCATCTTGCATTGGTCAAGTATTTACTGATGAAGAATCTTGGGATGCTTCTGATTGTAGTAAGAAAGAATTGAATGATTTCATCGAGCAAATGAATACCAAACAATTTAAGAAAATTGAAGAATTCTTTAACACGATGCCAAAATTATCACATACAATTAATGTGAAGAATCCAAAGACAGGTGTGGAGTCAGAAGTTGTATTGGAAGGGTTAGCAAGTTTTTTCAGTTAGCGCTGGCTCATGAGAGTTTGGAAAATTATTACAAAACAAACTTTGCCTTGATTCAGCACCATAAATATTCATTGACGGAACTAGAAAATATGATACCTTGGGAAAGAGAAATATATGTTTCTCTTTTGCAACAATATATTGAGGAAGAAAATTTAAAACAGCAAAAACAGAGTGGTATTTAGTAGTCAAAGTTTTACGGCACCTACTTTAGATAAAAAACCAAAGTTGGGGAAGAAAATGATTTCTTCTTCAGTTTTTCGTGGTGCCTTTAAATCTATTGGAAAATCGACTACTATCAAAA